CCGTTCGGAAAAACGCAAGGGTCGGGCCATGCGCAGGGTTTTTAAGGAGCGGCCAGAGGTGGCGGTAGGCTCTGGTCGGGTCTATCGTCTCGCGCCCCAAACCAATCCCTCTACCCGCCACCACAGGCCGGTACTTTCGTAGTCCCTGCGCCCTTGCGTTTTCCTCTCTGCGCCGCTTCGGGTCCCCCTTCGTCTTCGGCCGGTTTTGCGCCGCGTGGGGCTGGGGTTCACGCGGGGGGGCCGGTCGGTCGTGTCTTTTTTAGGTGGTGTTTCGTGTCTCGTTTTTTGTCCCCTCGTTCTGTTGTAGCTGCTGCTTTCCGCTCTGGCGGTTTGTGGTCGGCTGTTTTTACTGTCTCTCGTCGCTCCCCGTCTGGCTGGGTGTGTCGCTGTGTGTTTCGCTCTCGCTCGGCCGCTGCTCGTTTCGGCCGCTCGGCCGCTGGTCGCGCAGGCGCCCCCGTTTCCGTCCGAGGCTGTGTCGTTTCCGTTGTCGTCTGGCCGCGTGGGTCGCGGCCGGCTGGAGCTGGTCGCTGGGTGTCCGCCGCTGGTGGGGTTGTCCCGTTTTGGCGGTCGGTTGGTGCGGCCGGCTGGTCCTCGGCCCGTTTCGCTTAGGGGGTGCGCTGTGTTTGCTGGTTTTTCTGTCGTTGGTTTTTCTGGCTCTCGCGCTCTCTCTGGTGCCCGTTTCCGCGCCTGTCGTGCCCTCGCCGCTGCCGCGTCGGCCGCTGGCGCGGAGGTGGTCACCGGGTGCGCCGCTGGCGCTGATCGTGCAGCCCGTGAAGGTGCAGGCGTGGCCCGCGTGTTTCGCGTGTCGTCCGGCCAGTGGGGGGTTGGCCGTGGCGCGTTTGCTGGCCGTTCGGCTCATTTTGTCCGCTTTGTGGCCGCTGGTGGTGGCTGTCTGGTGTCGTTCCCTGCTGGCCCGTGCCCCGCTGGGCTGGCCCCTTCGGCATCTTCCAGCCGTTGCTGGGCTGGTTTTGGGTCTGGTTCGTGGGCGTCGGCCGCTTTCGCCGTGGGGCTGGGTGTGCCCGTGTTCGTGCTCCTTCCGGCTGGTGTGTTCCCTCCGGCCGCGTGGGGCGCATGGGTGCGGCTAGTCGCTGGCCCGTTTTCCGGCGCGTGGGTGCTGGTTCCCAAAACGGCCGTTCCCGAGGTGGCATCATGACCGGTTACATCTATCTACTCCATTTTTCCCGCCCCATCTCACCCGATCACACCACCCAGCATTACATCGGCTGGACGGCCGATCTGCCCGCCCGCATCCAGTCGCATGAGCTGGGCCAAGCCGCGAGGCTAACGGCCGTTGCCCGTGAGCGTGGCATCTCATTTGAGGTGGTGCGCGTTTGGCGCGGAACCCGCAACGACGAACGACGGATCAAACGCTGGTGCAACAACGGCCGTTTCTGTCCCCTCTGTCAGTCCCAGCCGCGTGGCACTCGTTTTTTGGATGAAGTGCCAGCGGCCGAAATCGAACATCTGTTACTCGCATTCTAGGAGGTCCCCATGTGCGAATTTTTCACCGAAATTACTGTCCAATCATCCCCCCTGATCAGTGCCCCAGGCATGATCCGCTACATCCAGACCATGCACCGCTCAGGCGACCGCATGGCCGCCCGTCGAATCTTCGAATCCCTATTTGAAACGCCCATCATTGACCCTGATTTTGTTGACCACCTGCTGGAAAGTCGAGCCAGCGTCATTTTGACCGGCACAACGGCCGTTTTATCCGTCCCCAATCAATGGATCATCGAGGAGGAACCCCATGATGAGCAATCTTGAATTTTTAGAAGCCCTGGCCAAGTTTCGGCTAGAGGCTGGCCCGCGCGAGTTTGAGCGCATCTTCGGCGATGTCATCGGCCCCCATCTATGGCGCAAGTATTCGGAGCTTTATCACTTCGATCTGCTCCAACTGATCGCCAATCTGGACATACACAAAAAGGCGTTGCTAGTCCACGCCATCAGCGGCGGCAAATAAGGCGAAACCCAGCCGCTTGGCTGGGTCCATCAGCGACTGATCCCGCTGGTGCTGATGAGCCAGATCACCCAAACCGAAAAACGGCCGTTCGTTGCAAGCCGTGACCCGCAAATCCTAGGCAGCGGGTCAGAAAGCCGAGAACGAACCCCCGTTTTTATCCCCGCCCATATCGGCCGCTCATCTGCACCAGCCCAGCCGCCCATGCTGGACGACCTTGCAGAATTTTTCCGCCTGTTTTGAGCCGGAGAGGTCGCCCAGATTCCCACCGACTGAAAAACAGGCATCTCGGCGGCAGGTGCACCTGCCGCCACCTATCAAAACAATGGCAAACACGGCCGCGCAGCGCGACCCATTTGCCACTATATCTAGGAGTGTCAACCGTGCCAACCAAAACCAAGAAAAGACCCGCCATGACCGCGACAGAGGCCCGCAGTTTTAATAGCTACTCCCCAGCCAACGCCGGAATGATCGGCCGACTGCTCCAGTGTGGGTGTCAACCCTATGAAAACGTGTTCACCTATCGCCGCTGGAAAGCCCAGGGCTACCAAGTCCAAAAGGGGGAAAAGGCCATCAAAATACCCGTGATCAAAACCATCCCGCCCAAAGAGGACGCCGATCCAGAAGCCAAGCCGCGCAGCTTCAAAGGATCATCGGCCGTTTTTTGCCGTTGCCAAGTCAAACCCATCAAGGAGCAATCACATGCTTAACAAACTGATCCCCATCGCTGGACACCTCAGCCGCCTTGACCCTGATCGAGATTGGACCGCCCAGCCCAACGGCCACGGCGCCAACCTGATCAGCACCACCGGCCACAAAATCTACTGCTACACGCCAAGCTATCCCCACTCCGCAGCGGAGCGGTTCCACCTGCATCCGGCCGGCCTTGTATACGCCAACGGCCAAATGTTTGTTGCTGGACACAATCACCCCATGCCCTCTATCACCGTCAGCAAACATCGGCCGAGCCAGAGCTTAGCCAACGACATCTACCGCCGCCTAATCCCCCAAGCCATCGAGTACATCGACTGGGCCAACGGGCTGATTAAAAAATCCGACGACCACGAAGCCCGCCGCAACGGCATCAAAAATCTGCTGGTCGAGCAGGGAAACGGCCGTTTAGGCTGGCAAAATCGAGACGTATACGGGCCACAGTGGAAAGCCGAAGTTGGCTATCGTGCCGACATCACCCTAACCCTACAAAACTTAGATATTGAAACTGCCTTGCAGTTCTTAGAGCTATTCCAACAGGAGCAATCCCATGTTTCGTGCCAGAGTTGACCCCATCCATCCCGCCGACGTCGTGCAGTATCCGCGTCTCATTGCCGACACCGATCCGCCCATCTACAAAGCCGCCAACTACCTAGCCGCCGACCTGTTTCGGCACAATCCAGAGCTAACCAACCGTATCTGGTACGCCGCTGGCCTGATCGCCAGCCGAGCCACCGCCCAGCCGCACCCGTGGGACACGCCCCACGTCGTTCTGCGCGTCAAGGACAACGGCCGTTTTCACCCTGTCACCCGCTGGGAAAACAACGTCCAATGCGACTGCATTGACGCCACCGACTTCGCGCCAAAGGTGGACGGCATCGGCCTATGCGCTCATCTGCTGGCCTATAAAATACACAAGCTGAGCCGCATCGAGCCTGATCCGTTCCTGCTGCTCCATCGGCCGAAGGACATCTACGCCAGCCGTTTACGCACTGGCGCACGGGTGCAGGTTGTTGGCATCCTAGATCGCCGAGACTTCATCCCGCTCCCCAGCCGCCAAACCCGCCACGCCTACGAGGGGGAAGTTGTCTGGCTAGACGGCCGTTTCTGGCATCTCACCGCCAACCACAACGGCCAGCGGCTCAAATTCGAGCCAGTGGCCATCCCCGACGCCTACCACATCCACGCAGAACCGATGAGCATCCACACCACAAACGGCCGTTACGGTCTCACCGCTGTTGAAGATAGAACTGTTGAGTTAATGGAGGAACTATCATGAGTAAACCAAAAACGGTATCCGAACTGTATCCGAGCCAGTGGCTACGCGCCGCCGACCTTCGCGGCCGTGCCGTCATCGTCATCGTCACCCGCTGTACCCTTGAGGAAGTCAACGGCATCGGCGGCACGGCCGACCGCGCCATCCTCGACTTCGGCCGCACCAAACGCCTCATCCTCAACAAAACCCAATGTCAATCAATGGCCAACATCACCGGCAGCGAGGCATTTGCCGACTGGCCCGGCCATCGCATCCAGCTAACCCCAGCCCAAGCCCGCAACGGCAAACCCACCATCCACATTTCCGCCGCCCCCCAACCAATGCCAGCGGCCGACGAGGACGAGGAAGAATAATCCAACCGTAGGGGCAGGGTCGCCGCTGGCCACAGCTGATCCTGCCACTAAAAAAACTACTGGGTTTGAATCATTGGCAAATATTGCTTCAGCAATGGTGGGAAAACTGATACTGGAGGCGCCGGCTCCTCTACAATCTCAGCATTTGGGAAATTCAAATCAATATAAGAATTAACAAAATTACCCCAACCTGAACTAGCAACTGCATAGCTTATATCATTAGAGTCAGCAAATTCTCCCAAAAGAAATTCAAAGTTTTGACTATTGTAGTAAGCATGTTTCTTTGCATAGGAAAAGAAAATGGACACACCTGAATGCCTTTCGCTCCTGTAGTCTAGTTTGCAAGGCGCGGGAGTACAGTATTTATCCTCTAATTCTCCTCCATCTTCATCGATCCATTGATCTTTGTAATAAACAAAACTTTCCAAAGTTGTCAAAAGATTAATTGCCTTATTCTGTATTTCTACATCATCAAAATTATCATGAATCAATGATACAAATTCACCTAAGTCAATCAATGAATCGTCAAGATCAGCATCATAGACTGTGTCCAGATCCTCCGCATATCGAAGCACCTCTTCGGCAATATCTACCACTTTCTTCCGCGATGCTTGATCATTGTCCATTGAATTTCTTAAAGACACTGCAAAAGCATCAATATCTTTTTTCAATTCATCTGCAAACGACAAATCAAATACTGAAATTGTTCCAGCGGGTGTAACGTCTCTTTTGTCAGATACATACGCATTAGCCATTTGAACTGCGAGAGATCTAGGTTCCGTTGATTCATTGATTTCAACGGCATCATAAGGGTAATTGTATGGATCGGACCATTTTCTGTAAGTGCTTGCAACAAGATAAGAGGTTTGCCCTCGTAACTCATAGGCAGCTTCTATAGTTCCAGCAGAGCAACCATCAAGCTCGATTAAGTCAAGATCAGGATAGTCATTCAATGTGTCAGCTATTTCGCCAAAAGACAAGCATTTAGTATCTTGTTTTCCGCAATCGTTATCATTTCCTGGTCTTTTATCGGGAGCGATTCCAATCAATCCATTTGCGTGACCAAAGATCACTAAGCCATAATACTCAGCCGGGTATTCAAATCCAGCTTCCAACAAATCGGCTAACATCTGGGGGTCGCCTGTGCTTTGTTCACTACCATATTTACGTATTGGGTTCACATTTCCCTTGTTAATATGGAAAATTTGTGGATTTGATTCATCCTCGGGATTATCCCAATTTTCGAATATATCGACAAAAACAACAATGTGGAGATTTTCATTCTCTGACAGATTTAGAAGTACCCTTTCATAAGTAGGATATTTACCCTGAAAATCTGGATAATCCATTGCTAAGTAGTACATCAAGGTCCACTGACGTTGAGGGGTAGGCGTTACTGTACCGATCGAAACACGCGTTGTATCACCTGCTTCTCGATCATGAACAAAGATATCAGGATAATTATTAGTATCATTATCCACTAAATTAGTGGCAAATGACTCAAAAGCAACGTAGCGGCCATCAGCAGAAATAGAGGGCAAATATGACTCAGTATCGGCTTGAGTGCCATCAGAGGCAACAGAAACTCGTGTGGTTTCTCCTGTTTGCCTATCGTGAACGAAAATGTCTACTTTGTTATTGGTGTCACCACCTACTAAGTTAGTAGCCCATGAGTGAAAAGTAACGTAGCGACCATCTGCTGAAATCGTGGGATGGTCGGAAGTGTTATTGGCCTGAGAACCATCAGAGGCAACAGAAACACGGGTCGTTTCCCCAGTTTGTCTGTCGTGAACGAAAATGTCTTTTTGGTTATTTGTATCACCACTTACTAAATTGGTGGCATTTGAGGGGAATGCAACGTAGCGACCATCAGCGGAAATAGAGGGCCAATATGACCCATTATAGGCTTGAGAGCCATCAGAGGCGACGGAAACACGGGTCGTTTCTCCTGTTTGCCTATCGTGAACGAAAATGTCATATGTGTTATTTGTATCACCACTTACTAAATTGGTGGCATTTGAGAGGAATACAACGTAGCGACCATCAGCGGAAATAGAGGGCCAAGATGACCCATTATCGGCTTGAGAGTCATCAGAGGCGACGGAAACACGGGTCGTTTCCCCAGTTTGTCTGTCGTGAACGTAAATGTCTCTTAAGTTATTTGGTTCACCATTTACTAAATTGGTGGCATTTGACTCAAAAGCAACGTAGCGACCATCAGCGGAAATAGAGGGCACATTTGCCCCATTATTGGCTTGAGAGCCATCAGAGGCGACGGAAACACGGGTCGTTTCTCCTGTTTGCCTATCGTGAACGAAAACGTCATATGTGTTATTTGTATCATCACTTACTAAATTGGTGGCAAGTGAGCCAAAGGTAACGTAGCGACCATCAGCGGAAATAGAGGGCCAAGTTGACAAATCATTTCCTTGGACAACTGTTGACATATTCGATATCGATGAACTGCTGGCGCTTAATTCATTGGGTACAGCATAAGACAACGTCAGAATTAACACAAAAAAGATAAATACAAGCAGAAATTGAGCACGAGAAACCTGATTATTCAACATATCCACCCCTCCTTCAAAGCACATTAACAAGACTAACTGTTATCAATAGGCCCCAATAAAAACACATTCTAGACGAACAAAGATATCGGAGCAAAAATACTACAACCCTCTTGGCCCGCCGCCCCGGAGGGGACCCCCGGCGGGCTATTCAGTTGCTCATTTATCACTGCTGGCCACCTTCCCTCCGCGCCTTCGGCAGCTCCCATCCTTGTTAAACTAACAGCTATTAGTTAAACAATAGTGGCACAACCCGCGTGCCTGGTGCGCCAAAATGCCACTATCCAAACGCTGGCCAATCCACCCCCGGCCGATCCAATGCCAACGCCGCCAGCAATTCCTTAAAACGGCCGTTCCGCTGCATCCACAGCACAAACGACAACGCCACATCCTGAACCGTCTCCCCCTCCAAATTCTCCCAATCCCCACCCAGCCCATAGATCAACAACCGCAGCTCACTCTCATTGAACAACTCACAGATCGCCGAGTGTAGTAGCCTACGCTTGCCATACTTCGCTAATTCAGTTGTTTGTCTCTTAGAGGATTTCTCTAGCTCATCCAATCGGCCGTTTAATCGATCTACCGCCAGCCTCAGCTCCCGCAACTGCATCAACACCGCTGCGAAATCGCCGATCCGTTTCTTCCTCTTTGCCCTTCATCCGGCCGCCGAGGAGACGGAACAAATCTTCCATCTGCTTCGTTAGAACCACTATCCGATCATCCAGTCCGTGATATAGCTTCGCAATGTCATCCATCGCCGTCACCTCTCAAATCCGCAATCTGGTCGGCCGTCGTATCTATCTCCACATCCAGCACCGCCAACCTGCTCCGCAGCTGCTCAATCTCCACACCCCGCTTCGCGTTCATAACCTGGGAAATAAACACCTTCCGCTCCAGCTCGGTCTGCAACGTCTCCCGCTCCACCAGCAACCGCTCATGCTCCCTAATCAATGCGATCAACTGTTCCATATCATCCAACGCGCCTGAATTCATGCCAGCATCATAGCATAAATGGCCCATCGTTAGAACATTTGAGCCGAACAAATGTTATTATGTAGCCATGAAACGCCGCTGTACCGCCACCACCAAAGCAGGAAACCCCTGCAAAAACTGGTCTATGAAAAAGCATGACCTATGTAGCTCCCATGCTGGGCGCAACAAAGGCGCAGGCGCACCGGTCGGGAATCAGAACGCCCAAAAACACGGATTCTATCGCTCCGCTCTCACCCCTCAAGAGGTCGCCGATCTCATCAATCACGCCACAGAAACTCGCATCGAGGACGAGATCGGCATCGTGCGTGTCCTCATGCGCCGACTACTCGCCTACCTACAGCAGCCAGATGACCACCTGCTCCCCTTCGAAGCCCTTACGGCCGTTACTCCCCTCGTCTTGCGCGGAGCCAGAACCATCGCCTACATGCTCAATCAATCCGACACCCGCCGAGGATTCGATGACATCATGCAAGACGTCCTGGACGATCTCGCCGAGGAACTAAACGCAGACCTATGAGCAAAGTCCACCGCGCTGCCAAACACATCCTGTCCGACATCCGGCTCTTTTCTCAGCTCGTTATCGGCATGAGTTTGTATGGCTACCAACAACCGCCCCTACTTGCCATCGTCGATTCTGTCCTGCACCAGCGCGGCCTAGAATTTCTGCTCGTGTTCTCCAGACAGTCCGGCAAGAACGAAGCCGTTGCACACTTGCAAACCTACCTGCTCAATCTCCTACAGCGCAAAGGTGGCAATATCGTATTCGGAGCCATCGCTGATGGCATCGGCCGAGGCATCGACCGCTTAGAGCAACGCCTCGACAACAAATGGAACACACCGCATTGGGGAAAGAAATCAAAGCCCACCCGCCGCACCCTGGGCAAAGCGGCCGTTGCTTTCCTCTCCACCCATCCATCAGCCGCATCACGCGGAGAAACCGCCCACCATCTCCTGATCATTGACGAAATGCAGGACCAATCCGCCAGCCACATCGAGCAGGTATTCGAGCCCATGAGAGCCGCCAATAATGCAACGGCCGTTTATATCGGCACTGTCAAACTTTCCTCAGACGCACTCTGGCAAAAGAAACGGGAATTAGAAGCCAAACAGGAGCGCGACGGCATACAGCGCGTCTTTTTTGTCGGACCCGACCGGATTAGCCACGAGAACCCAGCCTACGGCCGGTTCCTTGCCGCAAAAATCGCCCAGCACGGCCGTAATCACCCAATCATTGCCTCCGAATACTTCCTAGAACCAATCGACGGCGCTGGTGGGCTGTTCCCCGAACAGCGTCGCGCCCTCATGCGTGGGACCCATGCCCGACAATCCACTCCTGATGCTGACAAGATTTACCTAGCCACCATCGACGTGGGCGGACAGGATGAAGCCACCACCGACCTCATTGCAGCTCTGGACAATCCCGCCCGAGACTACACCACCTGCACCATCTTCGAGGTCATCCCACCCACGGCCGCAGCCCCCGGCCCCACCTACCGCGCCGTCGATATTTTTACCGATCAGGGCAGCAGACACTTCCAATCCATCCCCGGACGGCCGTCCCTAGCCAACCGCCTCAACGCCTATCTTGACCATTGGAACGTCATCCACACCATTTGCGACAAATCAGGCGTCGGCGAAGGACTCACCGACTGGCTCATCTCTCAGCGCGGAGACTCACACGTCACCGGCATCCAGCTCCATCCAGTCGCCAAAGCCGCCATCGGTTCCACCTTCGTGTCTGTCATAGAAACGGGGAGATTCAAATACTGGACTGACGAAGAGCTGCCCCTCTCAGATTCTTGGTGGTTCTGGAAACAAACCGCCGCCTGTCAATACGAACTCAAGCCCGACGGCCGTTTCGAGCGAGACCTGCGCTGGGGCGTCAAAGCCACACACAAGACAGACACCCCCACCGGCCCACAACTCACGCACGACGACCGGCTGCTATCCGCAGCCCTTTGTAGTTGCCTAGATGAATTATGGAGAAACGGAGATGTCCTGCTTGGCCGGGCTCTCAGCGAGATTATCCCCGCTGCTGACCCGCTGGAGAATATGTCATTATGAGTAGCACAGAATTATTAAACGACCTGCCCGAAGAAGTTGTCAGTCTCGCCCGGATGCTTGTCCGCACCTGCCGAACACCAGGCGAGTACACCATCCAATTCACTGTCTCTGACCACAAACTCCGCGTCACAACGGCCGTTATCGCCCGAGTGGAGAAACTCCGCGTCCTCACCCCATCCCCCCGCCGCCCGTAGGGGCAGCGCCCCCGTGCCTGCCCCTCTCCCCCACTTCACCATTCACACTTCACAATTCACACCTCTTCCCCTTGCCCAAATCCCCCCACACCTATTAAAATCAAACCATCCTTAGCCAGGACCAACCAAGAGGGAACACCATGACACGCCTCACCACTAGCCAGGCAGCAAAACAACTCAACACCACCACCGCCGAAGTCGCCCGCATGTGCCGCGACGGCCAGCTCCCCAACGCCCAAAAAGACGAGCGCGGCCATTGGCAAATCCCCCAATCCGATCTCAATGCGTTACTCCCTGACCAACCAGCACCCCCCACCTTCAATCCAGAAACATGGTGGCAGCGATTCAAAGCCCGACCTGCCATCTGGCTCACCATCTCCATCATCACCTTGATAGCCGGAACGGCCGCCTTCTTCGGTTCCATCGCTGGATTCGGTGCCGACGCCCCCCAAACCATCCAAAATATTCAAGAACGCTACCCCCAACTCACCAACATCCCCTACGAACCTGAACAAGAAGGCGAAACCCTCATCATCATCTTCCAATTCGAACACACCCCAGGCGTCACCGACACCGACGCCGCCGGTCAAATCGAGCGCCAAATCAACCAAATCCTCGAAACCCAAAACGCCAACATCCGCGTCCAAACCAACAACACCATCATCCCCGCCGACAACCGAGAACGCGCCGAAACCCTCGCCGCCCGCTCCAACGCCAGCATCATCATCTGGGGCACCGTCACCGGCGGCACCATCACCACCAACTTCCTCAACACCCGCGCCGATGAAAACGAATTTGTCCAAATCTACGAAAACCAACGCGTCGAACTAGCCGGCATCCCCGAATACACCGAATTCCTCAGCACCGACCTCCCCTCCCAAATCTCCTTCCTCTCCCTCTACGCCGTCACCCAATCACTCATTAACACGGACCAAGACACAAAAGCCTTAGAAAGTATCCAAATCGCAATCGCTCAGTTAGACAATGTTCAAAAACCACCAAGTGGAACCGAAGTAGCATATTTCACTCAAGGCTTATTACATCATTATTCATTTCAGTACATAAAAGCGATCGAATCTTATTCATATGCAATCAATTTAGATGAGGAAGATACAATTGAAGATATACCTGCCTATCTCAATCGAGGAGACGCATATCGGACATTAGGCGAAACAACAAAGGCGTCTTCTGATTTTCAATCCGCTCTCAGAATCGCGGAAAATAACAACGATCTTGGGTCAGAGGCACTTGCACACAGTGATATTGGAAAAATTTATGAAACCCAAGGTTATCTAAAACAAGCAGAGCAACATTTCCTTATTGCTCTTGAATTATTTGAAAAGGTCGGTGAAAAATCTTGGATTGCTGGCACACATACCAATCTAGGGCTTGTTTTGCTTGATCAAGGCCATGTGACTCAAGCTAAAGAACACGTTCTTACTTCACTAGAATTATTTGCCGAGATTAACAATACCTCAGGGATGGGGTCAGCATATGGAAATTTGGGGCTAATTAGTTTTAGACAAGGTGAATTGAAAATTGCAGAAGAACATTTTCAAAACTCCTTAGATTTATTCACAGTTCTTGACGACCCAAATGGTATGGCCATTGGATATAACAACCTCGGTCACATGTTTAGTTTGCAGGGAGATTATTCTAAGGCACAAGAATACATTCTCATTGCCGATGACCTATACAAAAGCATTGGGGATATAAGGGGCCAGGGCTTTGTATCTATCAATCTCGGCTTTGTTTATGAAGCACAATCAGATTTCCAAAATGCTGAACAACATTACCTCAATGCAGTTGATGTTTTTACTAACATTGGAGATCTGAATAGCCTTGCTGTTAGCAGAACAAATCTGGGGCATATTTACACTAGTCTAAGAAATCTTACGTCAGCCGAAGAACAGTTTCTCATATCACTACAATTACATGAAAAAAGTGGCAATATTGACGGTCAAGCTACTTCTCACGGCAATTTAGGCAATATCAAAAGGCTTACTGGGAATCTCGCAGAAGCCGAAGTGCATTATCTTGTAGCCGCTGACCTATTTTCTAATGTCAACAATTTGGAAGGTCAAGCAAGTGCCTACGCTAATTTGGGTCTTTTGAGTGCTCAAGAAAATGACATTGAAAAAGCAAGGATTGCATGGGAATTTTCCACAAGCTTATACGAACGAAGTGGAAATCAAATCATGGCAAATGAAATAATTTCTTGGCTTTCGGAACTCGATGAATAACTTTCCGCCAACTTAATTACCAACCGTATTGACCCCACCACCCCCTCTTTGTTAAACTGCATCTAAATTCATACCGACCGAGCCTTGTATTCACTGGCCGGACAGATCAGCATCACGCTGCTTTGTCCGGCTTTTTTTTTGGCTCTTGTCTACAGGAGACTTACCTTATGCAACCCAACCCCTTTAACGCCTTACTACGCTCACGCAAATTCTGGCTGGCCGTCGTCGCTGTTATCCAGACCATCATCTTCACGGCCGTTCCCACATTCCCACAAGATGTCTGGCAAGCCATCAATGAGCTGCTCGTCATCCTCATCGCCACCATCGCTATCGAAGATGCCGCCGAAAAACTGCTCAAATCGTAGGGGTGGGGTCCCCCCACCCATTCCCCCATGGAGCTAAACCATGCTTGACCGCTTTCGCAACTGGTTCGCAAATCAACTAACGGCCGTTTCTCTCGCCATCTCCACCCGCATCACCGATAACAATGACGGATGGAACAGTCTGGCCAGCAACATCCCACACGACCGCACCACCGCCGAACACCAACAGCTCTATGTCGATGTCCTTACCGCCTGGCGCAAAAACCCTCTAGCGTGGAGAGCCATCCAGACTATCACCGATTATGTTGTCGGAGACGAGATCACCATTTCCAGCCCACTCCCCCACCTTCAGCGGTTTATCGACGAGTTTTGGGACCACCCTCTCAACCACATGCCCACACGCCTAGAATCTATGTCCGATGAGCTGAGCCGAGCTGGTGACCTCTTTGTGGTGCTGGCCCGAAATAATCACAACGGCATGAGCTACATTCGCTTCCTCACCAAAGACGACATCCACGGCATCATCACAAAGGCCAACGATTGGGAAATCGAGATGGAATACCACCAGACCGACATCAACCAGTCAGATGGCATCAAACGCTGGTACTCACCACACAACGGCCGTTCCCAACGCTCTAAAGACATCGTGCTGCATTACGCCATCAATCAACCCATCGGGGCAGACTTCGGAGAGTCAGACCTTGCTACTGTCGTGCCCTGGCTCCTGCGATACTCCCGAATGCTGGAGGACCGCATTCGGCTCCACTGGGCAGCCAGGGCATTCCTCTGGTTCGTTAAAGTCCCATCCACCAAAGTCGCCGCCAAGAAAGAGCAGTACAGAACCCCACCAGAGCCAGGCAGTATCATCGTCCATGACGACAGCGAAGAATGGAAGCTCGAAACGCCCCGCCTCCAGGGAACAGACGCCCGGCCCGACCTAAAGGCAACACGAGGCATGATCGACGCTGGCACAGGCCAACCACCCCACTGGCGCGGAGAGGGCGAAGATGTCAACCACGCCACCGCCGACGCCATGCAAGCCCCCACCGAAAAGCACCTAAAGCGGCGACAAAACTACTTCGTCTGGATGCTCCAAGACATCCTCTATCACGCCTACACTCGCGCCCATCAACAACATCCAGACCAATGGCCAGCTCTCGACACACACAGCTACAAGTTGCTCTTTACTGCCAATACACCAGACATCAGCCGCACCGACAACGAATCCCTTGCTTCAGCAGCCACCAGCATGACGGCCGTTTTAACCCAGCTTGTCGAACAATACCCATCACCCACCCTCAAACGACAAATGCTCAAGGCCGTTCTCACCACCGCAGGAACCCCACAACCCGACGAATTTATTGATCAAGTCATGCAAGAATCAGGAGAATCAGATGCTAGTCCGATGGATTAACCCCACTCCTGATGATAGCTGCCCTACCTGCTCGTGGTTCAGAGGTATGGTCTTTGATTCCGACATGGCTCCACCCCTGCCAGCGCACCCGCATTGCGACTGCTACTACCAGCCAGAGCTACAACAGACCATCCCTGATGACTTCGATTGGGCCAGCACCCCACCAGAAGCCAAACGCACCTATATCTATTACGTCGCCTACCTGCTCAGAATCGGCGTCAATGTCCCTGATTCTCTCAAGGACCTGATACCAGAAGCCGAAGAACACAACCGGCAGCGAGAACAAAAGGAGTTATCCATGCCCAATTCCATCACCCTCAACAACTATCAGGCCCCATCGCGCGTAGACCGTGAGAACCACATCCTCTACGGCGTTAGTGTGATTCAGGCGGTCGAAGCGATGGGGCATAATGCCATCGTCGATGACACGGCCGTTTTCCAGATTGTCGTTCTTGGCCAAGCAGCAGCCCCCACCGGCATCAAATCACGCTTCACCCACCCCGGCCTCTCGGCCGATGGCACCGGCCGCTTCCTTGGTCGATTGCGCAACTTTCGCCTTCAGGGAGACAAAGCCCTGGCCGATCTGCACCTTTCCCGCGCCGCTGCCAAATCTCCAGATGGAGATTTACGCGACTACGTAGAAACACTAGCAGAGGACGACCCCAAAGCCGTCGGCTTCTCCATCCATGCCAAAGGTGACAAAATGTGGATTCTCCCTGATGGATCAGAGCTAGACGCCAGCGAACACCCACGTCCAGACACCGCCACTACCGAACTCCCTGTTTTTCGCTTCACATCGCTCACGGCCGTAGACATCGTGGACGAACCAGCAGCCAACCGCGACGGCCTATTCTCATCATCGCACCGAGACACCAACCAACTAGCCGCCAACGCATTCGCCATGCTGGACCAATTCTGCACCCAATTTGGGTACGACCCCCATGACCTGCCCAACCTCATACACGCTGCCTATCACAGCCCACACAGCCTAAAAGAAGCAGAACAATACTTCATCGAAACCCAGCTCACCCAACTCTACACAGACCTCCACACTGACGATCCATATATCCCTGAATCCTATGCAAAATCGTTTATCCATCGGTACGTGCAGGCACGAGCTGCACGGCCGTTATCAATCTCACAAGGAGAGTTGATCATCATGAGTAACCAAACTCAACCCGACCCAACGGCCGTTCCTGAAGCGGCCACCCCTGCACCAGCCCAAGCAGACGCTTGGCTGTCCACACTGGGCCAGACCGTATCCGCGTCCCTCATCCAAAACAGCGGCCTCCCCACTGTCACCCAGCAACGGCTACTCAAAGGATCTTACGACACACCCGAAGCCGTACAGCTGGCCATCCAAGAAGCGCGTGACGAAGTTGCAGCTCTGTCGGCCGACGACACCATCTCTATCGGTGGATCACACCCCCGACTCACTGTCACCAGTGGCGACATTCGCACACCCCGCGAGATGGCCCAATCGCACATCGACTACTTCTTCGGCGTCGAGGGGGCCACCCCCCCACCGGCCAACTACCGCAGCCTTCAGCAGCTCTACATCGCTCTCACCGGTGACTTGAACTTCTATGGCAAATTCGATGAGGACAACATCATGCTGGCCGGTGCATCTACGTCCGATCTCGCAGAAATGGCAGCCAACGCCATGAACAAGGTCATCATGACCCAATGGAGCCACTTGGCCCACTGGCGCTGGTACGAACGAGTGGCTTACGCCACTCCAAACGATGGCTCTGTGCAAGACATGCGCTGGACCACTGTCGGCGGTATCCAAAACCTGCCAACCGTCGCCGAGAAAGCCGCCTACACCGAGCTAGACATGGACGACGTGGCCGAGGCAAACAGCTTTGTCAAGCAAGGTGGATACGTAGGCATCTCCATCGAGATGATCCGCAACTCAGACATCTTGCGTATCCAAGCTGCCCCTCGCGCACTAGCTGCTGCTGCTGTTCGTACCCGCTCTGCCACCATCTCGGCCATCTTCACCGCCAATTCTGGGGTTGGGCCAACACTCGACCAAGATAGCACCGCCCTCTTCCATGCCTCTCACTCTAATGTGGACACCACCGCCTTCAGCGAAGCCGCTTGGCGAGCTGCACGGACAGAAGCGTTCTCACACACCGAAATCGAATCAGGTAAAGCTCTGGCCGTGTTCCCACGCTACGCCCTAGTTCCAGTCGATTTATACGACACCGCGCTCAGCCTGTTTGGTTATGGCGAAGGCTACCCAACCGCCTACACACCCGAAGCACAAGGCCGAGGTAATCACGACCCACGCCCTGTTCCTCTGGTTGTGCCTGATTGGACTGACAGCAATAATTGGGCATATGTTGTTGACCCGCTGGTTTATCCAGTTATCCATATGAGCTATGCCCAATCCCCAGCCGGAGGAACTCACCCGCTCCCCGAGCTATTCGCAGTCACCAGCCCCACGGCCGGAATGGTGTTCACCAATGACACCCTGCCAGTCAAGGTCCGCGATTGGTTCGCTGCTGGCGTGAACGGCCCTCGCGGTATCGGTAAACGCAACGTAGCCTAATTTCGACACCCTTGAGTAGTGGCAAAACGGTTGTTCCGGAACGGCCGTTTTGCCACGTTATGAATATAGTGGCAGCGGATCCGTTGGCCAGCGGAGCCGCTGCCACTACCACAAGGAGAAACCATGACCGACATCATTCCTAAAAGCGACATCGCCCATTTCCTCAACATTCCCACAGACCAAATCATGATGGTTCAGCCCTACCCCGCCTTCGTCTCCGTCCTCCTCACCAACCACCAGAAGCACATCATCGAACGCACCGAGCTAGAGCCAGCAGAACCAGAAGATACCCCTCCTACCGAAGAACCACAATTCATCATCCCCGCTGACGTCCCCGAACATCTTCACGACGCCTATCTCCGCCCCCAGATGTTCAATCGCACTACACTGCGCAAACTGGGCGTCTGTCTGGGAATTGACGAGGCAGAGAATCTAAACAAACGGCCGTTAGTCACCGCCATCAAGAAAACACACCGCTACCCCGGCGGCTCACCGTTCTAGTGGCAATCACAGCTGTCGGCCGCGCCGACGCTGCCACTATCACGAGGTAATACATGGCCACAACACTCCCAACCGGCCCCTTCGTCGTCAACACCACCAGTCAGCAGTACACCAACCTAGAATGGTGGCTCCCTGTCGTCGGCTGGGACGGCTCCGGCTCCCCTTCCATCCGTGTAGGCTCCGGTTCCATCACCATGAACTCAGTCCCACGCCTCAACGACGCCACCTATGGAGCCATGCTCGACTTCGAGAACACCACCAACGGCATCCAGATCAACACCATCCCCGACTACCACTCGGCCGATGATTTCATGGTCATGTGCCGCTACACGCACCGCGGACAGCCCGGGAGCAATTGGGGACGTATCCTCACCCTCAACGCCAACAATACCTCTGATGTCGTCGCCATCACCGTGAGATACGATTACGGCGGATCAAACAACAACGCCCCCGTCATGCGATGGCGCTGCGAAAATGGCGGCCACGTCGTCACCCTAGACCCCAACACATCCGATTACATCAACAACTCCACCTACCTCGTCGCCATCGTCAAGGACGGAAACACCCTACGCATCTACCGCGACGGAACACAAATAGCCAGCACCGGAATTACTGTCAACGGCCACGTCACTTCAAACAACGCCACACATTTCAGCATCGGCTACCATCAAGCCGGAGCCGCACGAAACGTCACCGGCCACGTCAACGACATTCGCATCTACCAAGGCTTCAACCAAACCACACTCACCGCATTCTTCTCAAACCCCTGGGATCTATTCGACGATTCTGCAGCAACGGCCGTTCCTGCCCCACTCGTCAATGCCCAGCCACTTAAATCACTCATAGGAGGCGCACTCGCATGATGTATTTAGGCGACTATGCAAACAACGCAACCATCGACGTCAAATGGTCCACCAACGACAAAAACGGCGCATCCATCACCCGCGCCACCGATGGCCAGGTGCGTGTCTACAAAGGCAACTCAATGGTCCAAACCACCGCTGGCATCACCAACACCGAAGATGCAGACAGCCTCACCGGCATCCACCACTGCCGCATTGTGCTAACCGACGCCTTCTACGAAACCGGACAGGACTACTCCGTAGTCCTTCAGGGAGCCACCATCGACGGCGAATCAGTCAATGCTGTCATCGCTCACTTCTCCATCGAAAACCGCTACAACCCTGCCGGAGCCGGAGGGGGAGACGCCACAGCCGCCAATCAGACCAGCATCCTCTCAGACCTCACCACCCTACTCTCTCGCCTCACTGCTGGCCGCGCCACCAACCTAGACAATCTCGATACGGCCGTTTCCACACGCCTCGCCACCGCGTCCTACACCGCCCCCGACAACGCCACCCTCAACGACGTCGAAGGACACACCTTCTTCCTCGAAACACTGCTACAGGAGCTGGTCGCCGGCACAACCCCCAACCGCCAATACACCGTCGCAGCACTCGCTAATGCTCCTGCCGGTGGTGGTGGTGGCGGTGGAGATGCAACCGCCGCCAATCAAACCAGCATGATCGCTGACCTGACCACCCTGATCAGCCGCCTCACCGCTGCCCGGGCCACCAACCTAGACAATCTCGATACGGCCGTTTCGACACGCTCCAACCACGACGATCCAGACCCCAACGGCTACATCGACGCCGCTATCTCCGGCGTTTCCACCGGTGGCGTCTCCGCTGCCGACATCGCCGACGCGGTTTGGGACGAAGCCACATCCGGCCATCAAACCGCTGGCACATTTGGCCTGGCCCTCAACAGCATCCCCTCGGCCGCGCCCGGAGCTATCGAAGTTGCCGACATCACCATCAACGACGGCTCCAACCCCATCGAAGGCGCAGAGCTATGGATCACTACCGACATCGCCGGAAACAATACCATCTGGAGCGGTGTCACCAACGCATCAGGCCAGCCCAAAGACGCCCAAGACAACAACCCGTTCCTCGATGCTGGCACTTACTACATTTGGGTCCAGATCGGCGGCTACACGCCCCCCGCCCTACCCATCACCAAAATAGTCTCATAGCCGAAAGGAAAACCCACCATGAACCAAACACCTTTCGTAAATCGTAAATCGTGAATCGTAAATCGAGGTAACTATGACCACCATCTCCATGACGGCCGTTTCCGGCTCTAACACCACCCTATCCCAGCTTGCTACCGACGTGCTAGCCAACACGCTCAATGACCCCACCAACACCTACTTCACCGATGCTCAGGTCACGCAATGGCTCAATGATGCTATCCGCGCCTACTCAGCTCAGCTTCCTCGCGTTCTAACCACCACCATCACCACCGTGGCGGGAACAGACCTGTACGGTCTGCCAGCCAACTTTCGACACATGCTCAAAGTCGAATATCCCACCGGCGAAGATGTCCCCGAGCTGCTCACCCAACGGCCCCACTCCGAGCCACAATTCTATGCCAGCGAGACATCCTACGACATCTTGCCCAAAGGCGACCAAACGGCCGTTTCACAGCTCTACATCTCTGCCGCGCCCAGCTCTGGCCAGACCATCACCATCACCTACCAAGCCGACCATGATTTCGAGCTGACCGACGATGACCCCATCACCGTGCCAGAGAAACACCACCACATCCTCAAGAAATACGTCTTTTGGCAAGCCACCCTCAAACTGCAAAACGATGAGCAGATAGACCCAACCAGCAACAGCAGCCTTCTCATGTCCATCCTCGCCCAAAACGCTGGCCAACTCCGACGCGATTTTGAAGCAGCCCTTAAAACGGCCGTTTCCCAGCAAAAGACACAAAGCGGCATCGTGACTTGGGGTAGAAACAATCATGAAATTCTTGGGAGCATCTACTAATGGCCGACCCAACTGCCTTCGGTGGGCTAAAGCCCAACCCCTCCCTCGCCGGAACCAGCGCCACAAAGAAGGATATGCTTTGGCTCACTGTTGAACTAGAAGTGCTTGAGTGGTGGCTATCCGTTCGAGAAAAACTGGTCATCCCCATCCCCCGCAATCCCCGCGATTCCGTCCTGCTCCACGCCGAGAAAGAGCTGCTAGAGTGGTGGCACTACTATCGGGAGACTATCTAATGCCTGTCTGGCAAAACGACATTCTGCATCCCCAATATGAACGCGAGATTGCCGAATGGTGGATACGCAACAAGGCCAGCACCAAAAACCTCGACATGCTGATCAGCTGCCCAGGCGCTATCTCCGGCCCCATCATCGTTGACACCAGCGGATACGAACGCCACCTAACCAACAATGGCGTGACGGCCGTTACCGCGTCCAACCCCCATCATCTCGATTTCAATGGAACCAGTTATGCGACGAGGGCAAACGACGCAGGATTAGACCAGATGGCCAACGGCTGGACCTTTGGAGGCTGGATCAAGACATCAGGCAGTGCCACCTTCGACGTGCTTTTCTCCAAAGGCCCCAATCTATACAACCCCACCCCCAAGCTCTGGCTCGGCCTGAGCGACACCAACACCCTCCACCTAAACAGCAACGACGACGAAGCCAGCATACAAAACGACTGGATCGGAGGAACGGCCGTTCCTCTCAACCAATGGGTATTTATCGCCGGAGGCATCAGGGCCGATGAGCAAGCAGGCTATGGCACTTACTTCTTCACCATCAATACCCAATACGTAGAAATCCGGCTCAACACCGACATCGTTGGCGATCCCCTCGTCATCTACTCCCCCAACACCGACCCCATCCGCATCGGCGCCACTTCCAACAACCAAAACCCCTACACCGGCAAAATCGCCGAATGCTTCCTCGCCGCCACCGGCTTCTCCCAATCCGACCTCACCGGCATCTACCAGCGACAAGCCCCCCGCTTCATTTAGTGGCACAAACCAGCCGCTGCCCAGCTGCACCTGCCACTACCCACCTCCCCCAAAATCTGCTATCATCCCCCTACACCAACGGTCTGCACATTCCCCCGCAGACCACCCCTCCCTGGCACGAGGGCACGACGAAAAACGGCCGTTTCTCCCCAAGAGAACGGCCGTTTTCACTTCCCCCTTCCGTAGCCCGCCCCACCCAACAACAAAAAACGGCCGTTCTGCACAACAAAACGGCCGTTCCTATCCAAACATCATCTCCCCTACTTCTTACTTCCCTTCGCCTTATCCCCAGCCCCACTCACCATCATCTCATCAAACTTCTGACTCAACCCTTCCAGCGACTTCGACAACCCCTCAATCTTCTTCTCAGTATCTTTATTCAACCAAATCCCCAACAAAAACACCACCACCGAAGACCCCAAAAAACTAATCACCAACTGCTGCAAAAAAGACGCCGTCCAGAAAGGATCATCCCGATTGCGCTCCACATCAATCAACCGCGTCTCCTCCGGCACCACCCCAATATAAATCTCATCCTCAGCCAGCAGCGGCGACCTCGCCAACCCCGCCGCATTCCCCATCTCCGACCCGTAGGGGCACGCCCCCATGCCTCCCCCATTCCCAATTCACCATTCACCATTCACCATTCACAATTCACAACGCCACCCGCACCACCCGCCACCGAAACCGCACCAAAAACACCCGCTCCCCCTCCCGCTCCGCCTCCTCAAACACCGGCCGCAACGGAAAATCCACATGCGTCACCACATCCTGCTTCCGCAGCACCGCCAAAATCGCCAGCCGCACGGCCGTTTCCTCATCCTCACCCACCGGCCGCCCCACCCGCGAAGCCGTCAGCCCAAAAACCTGATTCTCATCAACCGGACGATAAGCCAGCCCCAGCCCACTCCGCAACCGCCACGCCTTCACCTTCCCCTCAAGCATCAACGCCCTCACCGTCTGAAAAATCGCCGTGTTCTCCATAAAAACAAAACCACCTTGAGCAAAACGGCCGTTCCCCCGCCCACGCATCAAAACGGCCGTTCTGCTCACTAATCAATTAACAATCTCTCCTGTTTCGACATCCACCAGCTGAAGCCCATCCAGCACCACCGATAAATATCGGTCCACAAAACGGCCCCGGTCATAGTTACTGCTATCCTCAGCGACCACCAAAACACGCTTGATTTGAGATACGGCCGTTTCTACCGCCCCGGCCGAACCGCGAACCCGAATTTTGACAATTTGTGGATCAGCCATTAGCCAACGCCTCCACCCATTCGCCCATTTGCTCGATGGTCATGTACGCATCATCAACCACCAGCTCAAAAAACCGCTCCTCGGATAGATCCGTGTAAAACATCCCCACGATCTGAGCAAGTAGCAAGAACGGCGGGTCCTTAATGAACATATGGCAACATCCATCAACCGTCTCAGCAGATAGGTCCGGCCGATACGTCCACTTTTCGTCGGCAACCAGCATATCCCGCAGCGCATCCAACGATTCTAAATACTTTATGCGCAATGCCGGACCACCGCTATCGTTCGTCGTTCCCCGTCCACATACCAATATCATCGACATAAGAACCTCCTATAGTTCCAATTAATCAAAACGAAAAAACCCCCAGGCTCCCCCCCCCTATTTAGGGGTAGGACATCTGCTTTTTCCTTAGCCGCTGCCGTCGCTTCGCCGCTCTGGCCTTACACCGCTTCGAGCAGTACCGCGCCCCCCGTGAAAATTGAGAATCCGAGAGAACGTTCGGACACATCGCACAGACCCGAGGACCCACGGTAGACCCGCC